TGCTAATGCAAACGAAGTTGCTCCGGGTCCTGGCGGAAATGCTGCTGTTGCCGCCGCCGCCATAAGCACACCAGAACTTGACGCCGTCACGCAGCAACAGATACAAGACATCGAGAACATGACGCTTGAAGCGTTCCTTGCCACCCCCAACGACCAAAATCTCACGCTGTCAGAAAAAGAAAATGCGAAAATTACACAACTGACTGACGGCACTATAACTTCAGACGGATTCGCTACAATGAAGAAAAATGCAGCTGCTACAGCAGCTGCTCAAAATCCAGCAGACGCCTCAAAAACACCGTTTGAGATGATTTTGGCATCGCCATTCCAACTGTCCCTCGGTTCCGCCTAATTAGATACACAGATTGTCATCATCAATATTGTACATCAGATATCTTAGCAGCTACAGCTTAATAATTTTTTCATAATCAACTTTTATTAATAATTCTTTTAATTTTTTTTTACTATTAGTCTGAAAATCATAATTACATTCGTGATTTTCAGGTAATCTACACTTACTACAATATTTATTTGTTTCAGAACATCTACAATTATAATGTACAATTTTTAATTTAGATTTACAATAACTACATTTAGCCATTTATATATTAAAATATATATAATTTTTAAATCAATTTTTTTAACCATAATAACATATTTTTATAGGCAATATTTGAATAATTATGATGCGAAATACCCATTATTTTCATATAATAAATTGATAATAATTCAGCACTAATTTCGTTTGGATGATAATGATTGCCATACAAATCTTTAAAAAAATATTTGAATTCTTTCATATCAATCAAATTATGTTTTTTAGATCCTTTAGGAATAATATATTTATTTCCGGATTTTTCTAAATATATACCAACATAATCAACATGTCCAATATGAACAGCATCTTTAGAATAAATACTAATGAATAAAATATATTTACCATTTAATTTGAAAATCCAGTTTGTATCTACGCCATCTGGATTAAATCTTTTTATAGTATCTAAATAATTAGAATTATATATCTTATCAACCTTTACGAATCTCCAATAATTTTTGTATAAATCATTAAATACATCTTTACTTCTTCGTTGCCATATATGAACACATTCATGAATAATTATTACTCCTATATTTTTTATAGCATCATCAATATTATTATTATTATAATATTCGAATAATGAATTTATAAAACTTTCAGTTAAGAATATAATATCATAGTTTGTATGTGGAAATCCATTTTCAATATTATTTTTAAATTTAGCAATTTTCATATTCTTCAACATAAATTTTAAATTATCAGGCAATTTTTTATTTATACCAGTAATCAGCCAGTTTATTAATTTTTTATCGGTCGAATTAAAATCTAATAAATTATCACAATAAAATTTATATATATCCTTTTTATAGTGTTTAGGAATAGCCCTTAATTTAATATCTAATGTATTATATTTATAATTTACATTTTTCAATATTTCGCATGTATGATTTATACTTAAGAATTTAATAATGTCACTATTAAATCTTTCTTTCCAGGTATTTAAAAATATTAATAAAACACAAATTATAATACAAAATAAAATTACAGTTATCATTATATAATAATAACAAATTATTATTGACTTAATTCACACAAACGTGTTTTCCATGTTGATATTGATACGATTTTAATATTAGTATCGCATGTATTTATTAACTTTAATTTACTTCCATTATACATGGTATCTTCTATCTTCCATTTATTAAGATATTTTTTAAATCTATTATTTCCATCGTCAAATGTATGTATAAATACTATTTCACCTAAGTTCATAGTATACTATATGATAAATAACTAAAAATGTAACCGAATTATAGTACAAATATTAGAGTAATTTCCAAACAATTCTTCAATTAATTTACCATTTTTATATATATGAAATAATGGTACACTTTTTATATCATAGTGTTTTATTAATTCTAATTCTTTAGTACTATCTACAATAAGGAATTTAGATGTACCTAATTCTAAACTTAAACCTTTTATTTTAGTATTTAAACTAGAAAATTTATGATTTGTAAAAAAAATCACACATATTTTATGTGTTTCAATAAATGTATTAAGATCCATAAAATTATAAAGTAAAAACTCTATAAATAAATTAATTAATATCAATATTTGATTCTATATCTATAGAATGTTTCATTATGGTTATTTTTAATAAACCACTATCATATTCTGCTTTAATATTTTTATTTAAAATTATACCCACATTTATTTCACGGTAATATTTTTTGTTTGTTATAAATGACCATTCATCATTATATGTTGTATTACACTGAATTTTTAATACCCGCTCACTATAATTTAATCTACAATTTTCTTTAGATACTCCTGGTATTTCACAACAAATTAGAATTTTATCATCGCTATCATTTCTATAATAATTTATATTATTAATATTCGTTGGTGTATTCAAATTGGTTTGTGCCATTGTATTTATAATTGGAACAGATAACCCAATAGCATTATTTATTAAATCGTGTCCAATATGCTGTAACTCATCCACCAAAATATGACCCATTGTAGTCGCTTTATTCAAATTTTGATTATTCATTATAAATAAGTTTATAGTATAATCTTTAAGTATATCTAATTGCAGCCATTCCATCAGTTATAATTAGTACATTGTAATTCACCGCGAAAAAATACAATGGTTTACCAGATATTTTCGTAACATCATTATTTGCGAATGATATTTTAATATTTTTATCATTTATTTTAGAAAAATTACATGTTCCAGAAGGCTCTGCAGAAAATGGATTTAATGCAAATGAATACATACCTATACGATCTAATTCTGGTGTATAATTACAATATTTTTTAGGATACATTCGTGTATAATAAATCATAGGCAATGTCATTTCACGCTCTATACCATCTAATAGTATTTCAACATTACCATCATATCCATCATTTCCATATATAGAATTTGAACATAATGATGTAAAATAACAGGGTCCTTGTCCAATATTTGTTGTGCCTAAATTACTATCCAAAACTCCTTCATTAACTATAACCCACACAAAATATTTTACAGGGTGAAGAAAATTTAATTCGTAATCCATATTTATTAATTGTGTTGTTATAGATGTATCTGTAGTTGATGTTGTTGTAAATGGACCATTATTATTCAATTGTACTTGCTCAATAATATATTCATGGTTTGATTGACTAAATCGACGTTTTTCATCTTCATCTAAATGTATAAATTCTCCAAATAATTTTATTTTACTCTTAAAATTAGTTATATCATGTGTTCCTTTAAGTTTAGTTTCCTCTTCAAACGAAAATCGCAATTTTATTTCGTGTTTATATAATGCTGATAATGGTAAATACATACCTGGATTCTTTGTAAACCAAAATTTTAATGGTATTATAAATTTTTTTGTATATGTCCCACCAACAACATTTGAACCATAATTTCCTTGTCCTCCAAATATCAACGGACAATTTCCAGTGACCCTATTATGACTATTTATCTCATATGAATCATGACTACCAGTTGTTAAATTTAATGATGTATCTAATCCACCATGTGTATCGCTCATTGTTGTATTATGTTCGCTTATATTATGGGTTAACTCATCATGAATTTGTAACCACTGCGAATAATGTGTATCTATTATAAATCCTCCAATCTCTAATTCAACCTTTTTTACCAACGAATTTCCAAAATGATTTATTGTATATTTACCTGCATTCGCATTTGTGACTGTTCCAGTTATGTCTACTTCTAAATATACACTTGATAATAAATCACCATCTATATTTATTTTAGCAACAGTTTCTTTTGATCCTAATGATGGTGTATTTTCTGAAAAAAAGATACGACGTATATCTTTAGTAAAATTAGTATGTCTTTTAAAAACACTTTTAAAAAATGTTATTTGAGGGTTGGCGGTTAAATGATAATCTTGTGGACCTAATGCATACAACTGAATACTACTTCCACCCATTTATTAATAAAAATATATTTTTATATCAAATTATATTGTTTAAATACTTTACTTAAATATTTTTTAACAAGTATAGTAAATGGATAATTATATTAAATCTGGTAAAATACATACAACTGTAAAAGAATATGTTATACCATTTTTAAAACCTGGGATTAAATATAGCGATATTTGTAAATTAATTGAAAACAAAATAAAAGATGAAACAACTAAAATAGCAGGACACCAACTAAATAATGGAGTTGCTTTTCCAACTGGTATTTCAGTAAACAATGTTGCTGCCCATTATACACCACCCTATAATGACAACAAAATACTAAAATCTTCCGATGTTGTCAAAATAGATTATGGCGTTCATATAGATGGATGTATAGTTGATTCAGCATTTACAATCAATTTAGATGGAACATATAATACATTACTGGAAGCATCACAAGAAGCTGTAGAAAATGTTATTAAATCTATTGGTGTAGATAGTCGGTTTGGAGATTTAAGTAAAATCGCTGAAGAAATTGTTGAATCATATGAATTTGATAATAAACCATTAAAAATGATTGATAATTTAGCAGGTCATAATATATTACCATGGAAAATACATGGAGGTAAACTATTACATGGTTGTACTACAAATAATCCAGATTATGATGAATTAAGAATACAAGAAAATGAATACATGGCTATTGAATTTTTTGTATCAAATGGTAATGGTACTACTATACTAGATAATAACCCTAACAATTATAGCCACTATATGTTAAAAGATTTAGAAAGAAGAATACCATTATTCCAAAACAAAAAGACAAATAAATTAGCATCATTAATAAAAAAAAATTTCAAAACATTACCGTTTTGTCCAAGATTTATAGATAATATTAATAATAAACATATAAATTACCATTATAGTTTACAAGAATTATTTAATAATGGATATATTAATAGTTATCCACCATTATTAGAAACAGATCAAACTTCGGTAGTAGCACAATATGAAAAAACAATCCATATTAGTGAGACAAATACCACAGTTTTGTCTTAACGCATTTTTTAGAATTTCTTTTAATTTTCCGAATTAATATCAATTATAGTTACTATTACAATAATATAATTATTACTTGTATTTATTAAATGTAGATATATAGTATTTGAATACCATACTCATACCAAACCGAATAATCGCATTTTTGTTGTACAATACACAACATCCTTCTAATATATCTTTATTATTTATACAAATCAAAAAAAGTTTAATGATTTTTCGTGTTTCTATTTCTTTTTCTTTATTGTCTTTGACTATAGTATTTAAATCCATTCTTAAACTACGCAACTCTTTTATTTTTTTCCAATATTCTAATGTATGTTTTCCCATTACTATTTATTACATTTTTTCTACAATAATATTACCCAGTTTAGCCAAATAATCACAGATTGCATCTTGTACGAACTCAACATCTTCTGATGTCAACGATGATTTAAATGGCTGCGCTCCACTACAACATTTAGACAATACATTGTAGGCTCCAATCATATATTTTTTACTATCTTTATTTGTTAGATCCGTAAAATATGTTTCAATTGCTTGATGGTCCGATCCCCAATCACCATCTTTATATCCAGTAAACATTGGAATAACTACCTCAGCATCTTTCTTATTTGGTGGATAAAGTCGACATTCAGTTGTCATACCATTAATAAATTTTCCCTTACCATATACACCATCCGTATTGTATCCACGTTTGAAACATTTTCCTTTCACGCTTTGTGAATTCATACCAGCATGTCCAGTTCTAATTTTGTATGCTACTTCATCACAATCGTAAATACTAATTCGTTGGTAATCTTGAAACATAAATGTGTCAGTGTCTTCAAATTCGCCATATGTATTTTGAATTGGATATACAATCCTATCTTCGGCATTTAGACCAAAATAATCTTGCCCTTCTTTAAACTCTGGCAAATTGAAATCTCCAACTACAAATGAATTATCATCATTGAAACTTTGAATCACCGATTTAAGAAATCTATATTCATCAAGATTATTCATAATTTCCTTTCGTGTACCCATACTTTTACAATGCAATCCAATACCAAAGACTTCGTCATAAAACATATCATTTGGATCTTCCGTTGTGTTAGTAAGACTAAACACAACAAACTTACTTTTGTAGGCATCATAATTAGACATATATTTAGTACATTCTTTTTCGGTCATTTTAGCTTTGATTTCTGCTTCATCAAGTTCTCGGACCGCAAAATCTGAAGAATAAAATAGACCTTTTCCACTATTGTCTTTGTGTATCTTTTTGTCAAACCTATAAAACTCGATTCCATCACATGTATCATCAAGGCAATTATCCCAATCATATTCTGTTACGAAAATAACACCTTGCTTTCCAGTTCCAAGTTTTCGTTTAATATAATATCGCATTCCAGACAATTTATTTGTATGCATATAATCCATAGTTGTCATTGTTTGATCTTCTCTAAAATCTGGAACTTGAAATCCTCCACATTGATCACCAGTAATATGAGCGATAACACGTTTAAACCAATCACCCAATGTTTTATCTTCAGGGTAAACACCAAGGATCATTACAATTCTACTTCGAATAGCATTTTGTCTAATAGTAGTATCTTCGTCATGAACATATCCAGACCACATCTTACTATGCTTTCCACCCATTTTAGTCAAATCAATATAAGTATCAATAAAGATAGTCAATTCATCAATAAATTCTGTCATAGTTGTAGTATCAAGTTTGATTTGGTAATGAACAATATCAGTAAATTTATTCAGTGTATCCAATGGAGCCAATGAAAGATCTTTGAACATTTCTTTAGTAAATATGAATTGATTAGTGTCTTCGTCAGTTGAAGTCCCAAAAAACATATTTGACAACATAGCCATCAATGTTTGCGATTCAGATTCAAGATTGTATTCGGTAGAGTAGAAGGAACCCATTGTGTTTGTATTTATGAAAAGCAAGAAAATATAAATTCAATTTTATAATTATATTTATTTCTAAAAAACTAATATCTATTTACTAAAATACACAAACACACCTATGCCAAAAATACAGATTGACATTCCACACACCATTCCAATATTCATATATTCGTTCAATACAAAATGTGTCATTAATGCTATAATTATTAATGGAAGCACATATGATATTAACACAACTAAACTTGTATACTTTGATTTACTTAATGCTTTATAGAAAAAATAATAACCTAGCATTAATGATGATATTGAGCTTAATACAATCAGCCCAAATGCCTTTTTAGTATTTGGTTCATATATGTCTATTATTAAGTGTTTTCTAAGAAATAAAAACATAATAAATGCGCCTATTCCACCAAACATTAAATTAAATAAAAATACTATTTGAAATTGATTATTCAATAGTTTCATTGAACGTCTAGTAAAATATGGGCCAATGCCCCAAGCAACTGAACTTATTAATGATGGTACTAATACGTTAATAAATAAATCGAACATTAATAATAAAATAGGAAAAAAACTAATATCTATTTACTAAAATACACAAAAATAGAGATTCCGACAATACATACACCCATCCCAAAAACCATACCACTATTAATTTTCTCATTCAACATGAAATATGATAATATACTAATAACTAATAATGGAAGTACATATGATATTAATACAACTAAACTAGTATATTTTGATTTACTTAATGCTTTATAAAAAAAATAATGACCAACCATTAATGAAGATATAGAACTTAATAAAATTAATCCTATTGCTTTTTTATTTTTTGGTTCATTAAAATTTATATCCAATCTATTTTTTACCATAAATAATAGAATTAAAGCCCCCAAACCACCAAATATAAACTTAAACAAAAATACTAATTGATATTGATTATTCAATAGTGTTAATGCTTGTTTATCAAAATATGGGCCAATGCCCCAAGCAACTGAACTTATTAATGATGGTGCTAATACATTTACAAATAACTCTAACATTACTATTTCATTATATTTAAAATATAATATTTTGAAAATTCATATTTTAAAATTCATATTTTGAAACTTTATTTTTGAATTCCCCCCCCCCCTCCAAAAAAAGGCTATAATCCGGATCAAAAAAAGTATATTTTTGAATATTTCCTTATAATTTTATTTTTTTTAATATATTTTATGGTTTCATTTTCTTATAGTTTTATAGCAAAAAAAAAAGTATATAAAAAGTATAAAAAAAGTATAAAAAGTATAAAAAAGTATATAAAAAGTATATTTAAGAGAAATTAAATATATTAAATATATATAGTAAATATGGTAATGTACACTTGCGTGTGTTGTAATTTTGGGTCTACTATTAAGACACACTATAATCGCCACCTAAAAACAAAAAAACATATTAAAAATAGTAAGACTTATGAAGCAGACAAAGTTGATAATATACTAAAAACATCCGCAAGCGTCAAAAAAACATCCAAAAACATCCAAAAACATCCAGTAACGAATAATGAAAAGACTAAATTTTATTGTGACCATTGTGATGAATCATTTACACTTTATACTAACAAACGTCGTCACGAATTACATAGATGTAAGAACAATTTGAACAATATAATTACCGAAAAAAACAATACAATTACAAAAATCGAAAAACTGCATGAAAATGAAAAAAAGCAACTTTACAAACAAATAGAGTTGCTACTAGACAAAGTTGGAAATACTACAACAAATATAACAAACAACACCCAAAATATTCAATTAAATAATTATGGAAATGAAGATTTGAGTCATATTAGTGATAAATTCAAAGGGCAATTAATAAGCATGCCATATGGTATGATTCCTAAATTAATTGAAGCAGTACATTTTAATGATAGTATGCCAGGGAATAAAAATATAGCATTAACAAATAAAAATGATAATAAAGTTAAAATTTTTAATGGTACTAAATGGATTTATAAAAATAAAGAAGAAACGTTGAATGATTTAGTTGATGGTAAATATTTTATATTGGATACTTATTTTGAATATAATTCTAATATGTTAAACAAAACAAATAAATCTAATTATGAAAAATTTCGTAATTATTTTGATGAAAAGGATAAAAAACTAATAGAAAAATTGAAAAATGAGTGCGAATTAATTTTGCTTAACAACCGATGAGGTATTTACATTTTTATAACCGGCTGGTTTTTTAAATTCGATTGGTTTGTCTGAGAAATAAGAAATAATTTTGTTAATATATTCCATTACAATTATTAGATATTAAATAACGAGAAAAAAAACGAATGTAATTATAATGACTGATACATTAGATATATTTAAATTAATTATTTTGACAATGTGTGTTTTTCTAATAATTACAATTTTAAATAATTAATAAAATATAGAATAATTATAATGGTATTTATTACATTTAATAATGAAAATATTAAATTCAAAATAGATAATTCAATAACAGTAAAAGAATTAAAAATACAAATTGTAAAAAAGTTACATATTAACACGTTTTATCTAATTTATAATGGAAAAATATTAAAGGATATCCATAGTTTAAAAGATTATAATATAGATCATAATAGTTTTGTTGAAGTGTTATTAAAATTACATGGTGGAGTTATGGAAATATTTGAGGCTATATTTTCTCCAATTTTGAATCCTTTTAAAGACATAATATTAGCTATAGTAAGTTTAGTTGAATTATTATTTGAAATAATAGCATTATTCTTTAAAGTAATTAAAATTATACCAACTATATTCAAACCTGATAAATTAATAAATGATGTTTTGTATGGTATAACAAATGGTATAACGAGTATGTTTAATGGTATTGCTAAACAATTTGATACTAATGAAAGTGCTCCAAAACAAGGAATATATGGTGATAAAAAGAATCAGGTATGTGTAGCACCAACATTAATAAATTTAATAGTATTAGTTGTATGTCCACCATTAGCATTGTATATAGATAGAGGATTGAAAGGATTTTTCTTAGTCATAGTTTGTGCTTTGCTAACTTATTATTTGTATTATTTTCCAGGGTTTTTGTTTGCAGCATTACATATTATGTGTTAAATTGATATTGAATTTTTATATAGTTTGTTCTATTAATCCAGATTCAATCATAGATTTACCATCTATATCAACATGTGCCGATTTTGACCATGCAGACATCATTTTAACTCTAAATCTCTCAAGAACTCTTAATAGTATTTCATCTTCGCCATAAAATGACGCAAAAAGATTAGTAACCCATTGTGAAAACTGAAATCCTAAATGTGTTGGTGAATTTAAGAATGTGGATCCGGGACCCATACCACTATCATTTGCTATGTATTTACCACCAGATTGTGGATTATGACTTTTGCGTGTTGTTTTATTATATTCAGTTGGATTGAAAGGATCTAAATTATCAATTCTATCCATGAAATAGTTGTAATTATCTTTTTTTCCAGTTTCAACCAATTGTTTTATGTTTGTTTTAAATGAAAATGATGGTTCATCGCTTAACACTGAAAAGAAATCATCAAATTCATTCACCGTTTGTGTTGCCGAAAATTCTGTTTGTAATTCTTCCGGAATATCTATAATAAGATATCCGTCAGTCTTAAATTTAGTCATATCGGAAATGCTTAATTTTCCAAATGATCCATGTGATTTTTGTTCCCATATTTCTTTTATTTTTGCTTGAGGTATACCATATTCTGTTACATCTTTTTTAGCCAATACATTGAATGATGTCCAAGAACCTCTTGCCGATCCAGAACCAGGATCGTATGGGGCATTTTGGCATACAAAATTATACCATAATTGTGAGTCTTTGTCTAATAAATTTTTTGGTACAAGATCAATGAATGATGATATTTTAGCATTGTCTTTGTTTGATGAACCAGTCGCATGCCATGTAGACCATAAAATAATTTGTTTTCCAGGTGTTGCTTTTGCAATAAATGTGTAATATTTCATATCATCACTAAATCTTGATGAAGAGTTTAATCCTAATTTTTCTAAGATTTCTCTATTAGATTCAACAAATGATTTGAACTCCTCGCTACCCTTATGTTGTAAGGCATTAAAAATCTTTTTGAGAAAAATATTTATTTTTTTTGCTTCTATTTTTGGATTTTCAGGAGATGGTTGGTCTGGTTGAAGTTTATGAAATATTTTGAATGGTACATTATCCATAGCATCTTTGTTAATTTTTATTTTTCCAGTGTTATAGTCCTTTTCAACACCAATTTGATATCCAATAACACCTTTATGTGTATCCATTGCTAATACTAATAAAGCATTCAATTGTTTAGAATAAAGTGTATTTTCTGGACCAGTTATACTTAATAATGAGTCTCCATAAATAGGGCGTTGACATTGGATTCTTTCAAAATCGGTTCTATCAGATAATATACTTTTAATTTTTTTGTTTTTGGATTGAATAATTTTTAGTACCTTTTTAATTTCATCATTTTTAATATATTTAATACTTCCTTGACTACCATATCTATCATTAAAACATAATAAAGCCGCTAGTTTTTTAGAATTAGACCAATCAGATAAACTTGGATATAATGTATGTAATGAATATGCGCATTTTTTTATACGTTCTAATTCGGAAGTATGATGTGAATTACTATTAGTAACATGTTTTTGTTTTGATTTAGTTAAAGTATTTTTACCTATTGTTTGTGTTGGAATTTTAATAGTTTCTGACCAATTATAAGCATTAGCCCATGCTTGTGTATTATTATTATTAGATACAATACTATTTTTTTTAGATAATTTAGGTTCATTTAATTTTATCCATGATGATTCGTCACTTGGACTATGTTTTAGACTTTTACCTTTCCTTAAAGTGTACTTTTTTTTTTCTGAAAATGTTATACCACCAACATCATCATATTTATTAGAGTTATTAATAGCATTTTCAAGAGACTCATATTTATTTGGTTTGTGTTTTATATATCCTTTTAAATATTTATCGGAATGTTTTTCTGAAAATATATTTTTTACCGTTTTTTTTCCTTTAACATTGAATTTACGAGGCATATACTATAATGTTATATTATATTACATTACTATTTCTAATATAATAAATGTTTGAATTAATATGTAAATATAATATAATGATAGAAACATTTGAAGATGAAGGCGGTGGAATATTTGAACCAATTGTTGCTCCTATAGTAGGTATAGCAAAAGGATTTGTAAAAATGGGGGAAATTGCGGTAATGTTAGTTGAAATTGTAATCAAAGTTATTGCTACTATACCAAGCATATTTAATCCAGATAAATTGATAAATGATGTATTATATGGTGTTACAAATGGTATAACGAGTATGTTTGGAGGTATACTCAATCAATTTAGTACAAATGAAGAACCAACGAAAGGTGGAATATATGATGATAAAAAGAATCAAGTATGTATAGCACCAACATTAATTAACTTAATTATATTGGTTGTATGCCCACCATTAGCATTATATAAAGATCGAGGATTAAAAGGATTTTTCTTGGTTATAGTGTGTGCTTTGCTAACTTATTATTTGTATTACTTTCCCGGGTTTTTGTTTGCAGCATTACACATTATGTGCTAATCGTATTTTTATTATATATTATTTATTTAATGAAAATACAATTATTTATCCATTTATTTGATGGAAGTATTGAAACAATGATGGTTTCAAATGATATGAGTATAAAAAATCTAATAAAAAAAATTAAAAAAAAACTACATATTAAACATGATATTAAATTAAAAACAAATGTTAAATTATTGAAATATAATCAATCTTTAACAGAAAATAAACTCAAAAATAACGATGCTATATTTATTTACCTTCCTCTAAATGGAGGGTTTATAGATTTATTAATAAACTTATTGACAGGTATGTTTGATTTGCTTAAAAATCTAGGTATGTTAATAGAAGAATTAATTGGGATTATCATAAATGTAATGGAACTTATACCAAATATATTTAATCCAGATAAATTGATAAATGATGTATTATATGGTGTTACAAATGGTATAACGAGTATGTTTGGAGGTATAATTAATCAATTTAGTACAAATGAAGAACCAACGAAAGGTGGAATATATGATAAAAAGAATCAAGTATGTGTAGCACCAACATTAATTAACTTAATTATATTGGTTGTATGTCCACCATTAGCATTATATAAAGATCGTGGATTAAAAGGATTTTTCTTGGTTATAGTGTGTGCTTTGCTAACTTATTATTTGTATTACTTTCCAGGTTTTTTGTTTGCAGCATTACACATTATGTGCTAATTGTATTTTTTTTATATATTAATTAATTAATGGAACGTATTAGTTATGATAATCCATGTAATTCTAATAAAGATTGTGAATCAAACGTATGTGAATTAATTTATGAAAATAACAAACCTAAAGGTCGTTATTGTTTAATGAATACTCAAAACAAATATACTAAATCATGTAAATCTAATAAAGATTGTAATTCTGGAAATTGTGAAAAAATCTATGATAATGATGGTAATTATTTAACACGAAAATGTGTAAAAGCACCTAAAATAGATAGAGATACTCCATTTAATAGTTTATTTGGAAAGGAAAGATCCAATGAATATGGATTAATAAATGAAAATACAATAGCACTTCAAATTGGTGATAAAGGACCAATTACTGAGATAATGTTTAAAATATTTAGTATTGTTGGAAATTTTTTTAATATCATCTTTTTCAATTTTGATGTATGTGGAGATAATAAACGAAGAACCGATAAAAAATGTTCTAAAGGAAAAACTGAATGCTGTGGAAATGTTATGTTATCGCCATTTGGAAGATGTAAGCCAAGAACAGAAGAATGTAGCATGATGACTGAAAAGGCGAATCATGGAATATTATATGGAATATGGTTAACAATATTTGATGCTGTTTTTGGAGGAGTGATGAAAAATTTTAATAATGGTCTTGTATGGGGTGGAATACAAAGAAAATATCACGATGATTGTAAAGGAAAATGTACAGGTAAATCTAAGGGTATTGATTTATGGTATTTGCGTGTTATAATAACTGTATTATTTCCACCATTTGGTGTATTTTTATCAAAAGGATTAAAAGGTATGGTACAAATTATAATATGTGGTATACTAACATCTTTATTTTATTTCCCAGGATTAATATACGCAATAACGGTAATTAATAGTAGTGAAAAGGAACAAAGTGAATTAAGTAAATTATATAATTCGCAAAATCTAAATACATCGAATAAATCGAATAAATCGAATAATTAATAATGTTTGATATATTTAATGAGCACAGATTGTTATGAAGGATGTATACCAGCTGATGTAAAAGATGGAACATCCAAGTGTTGTGGAGGAAAATATGCTGGAAAAAAAGATAATTCATGCCCAGGAAGTAAATATAGATGTGATAATATGACTAATACTGGATGTGTTGAAAAAGGAAATACAAATTTAGCATATCAATTTATAAATGGTGGAATGGGATATGGAAGTATATGTATGCCTGACAGTTTATTAGATATGATAATTGTTATTATATTTCCCCCGATGTATGTTATTACATATCAATTGAAACAAAATAAAATGGATATTGGTCAATTAATACTAAATTTTTTATTTACATCGTGTTTCTATTTTCCTGGATTTATTCATGCGCTATATATAATGAAACAAAAAAAATTCTGTGGCAGTGTATTATAATATTATGACAATATTTAATAAATAAAATATTCAATAATAATAATGAAGTATATTATACTAATTTTATTATTATTATTTATAATATATATTTTGAATAGTAATAAAGAGACTTTTAAAACGATAAAATGTCCTACATTAGAAGCACCATTAGATTTTAAACGTGGATCAAGTGGGGAATGGAAAAAGACATGTATTGGAAAAAACAAATGTAACGACTTAACTATAAAATGTAATAAACAAATATCAATGGAAGGAGGTGCTGTAGAAAACCATGGACCAGATAGTTTTTGTTTTCCATCACAATTGAAAGATATATTTATAATTGTATTATTTCCACCATTATGGATATTTTTGAAAGAAATGTATAGTCCAATACCATTTAAAAATGTAATGAGAATAGTCATTAATTTAGCATTGACATCGTTCTTTTATTTTCCAGGACTTATTCATGCTATGAATATTATGAGATATGATGGAACTATATAATTATTTTCCAAGAATAATAGTATCGATTTCTTCAACTTTGCTTATTTTTAATTTAATTTTATTATCTGCTCTTTTTTTTAGATCCATCATTTTCTTTTTTTCTGATTGAACAATTTGTTTTTTTTCGACAGTTTGTTTTTCATTATTCAAGTAATCGACATTGGTATTAAATTTATATATTTCTTTATTCAACATATTGTTGACCGATAATTTGTTTTTTTCAAAAAATAAATTATTTATATTTAAACATGATTGAATATATAAATCATAATTGTGGATTGATTTATGAATGTGATAACTATCTGTAAAATATTTAATAACAAATAAAAAATATATATTTTTTTTGTTTTTGGTTGATTGTTTAAAATTAAATTTATACAATTTGTACAATGCTTGAATATTTGTATTTAAAAAATCATTATCTAAATTAGCCCCTTCTTTTAATAATATTTCCCAAATAAACCAAACTAAATCATTATAATATTTTTTATCAATATTATTTATTTCTCTTAATCCACAAACGTACATTTTATCTTTTTTTGTATTTCGTTTTTCCCATTCAAATATCCAACTTAACCAATAAACACATAACTCATATTTTTTAGATTTCAAACAATAATTAAATTCATTTAAAATTATTTTGGTTTCATTTGGATCTCCATATTTACATTTATCTTTTACAATATCAGGACTATTTGCTAACATTTTAGATTCTAAATAAGTTAGATTAAAATCACTTTCTTTCATTTTTACAAAACTTAATGATTTGGTTTTTAATCCATTACATATAGTAAAACATACTTCTGCTATTAAATTTCTATAACATTGATTATTTCGTAACCCTAATATATCAGATTTGTTTAATAATGATATATATTTAGCATATGATGAATACAAAAAATACCCCATATTAGGGTTGTTGATATTAATATTTTTAATACCAATTGATAATATTTTTTCCCATAATTTATTGCTATATCCACTAACAACAAGTTCTACTGCCCAATAAATAGATGCTTCTATTTTACATTCTAATAGAGATTTGTTGAAGGCGTGTAATACATCTTTT